TCAAGGGAGGAGAGAGAGATTTTATATATTAAAGAGTATGAACCAAACAGATATTACTATTCATTACCTGATTGGATTAGTTCTTTACAACACTCAATAAGTGAAGCTGAATTAAGTAATCTTCATGTTAACAACATTGAGAATGGATTTTTACCAACAGCAATGGTTAACTTTAACAACGGAGTTCCAGCGCCAGAAGAAAGACAAACTATCGAAGCTCTTTTAGAAGCTAAGTTCACAGGTACATCAAACGCTGGAAGGTTTATGGTGAGTTTTAACGATGATGCAATCAACAAGCCAACCATAGATATCATTCCGGTAGAGAACCTTCATGAGAAGTATCAGTATGTGGCTGATTACGTACAAGATAGGATACTTGTAGCACATAGAGTTGTATCACCTTTATTATTTGGTATTAGAACTGCTTCCAATGGATTTAGTTCACAATCAGATGAAATGAAAACTGCATTTAGTATCATGCAAACAATGACAATCTTCCCATTCCAAAACATTATCTTGGATGCTATCAATAGAGCATTTGTAGAAGGTGGTATTGGTAAGAAAGATTTATACTTTGACCAATTAACTCCATTAGTTATCTTAAGTGAAACAGCTGATGAGACAGATACAAGTATTGAGCAAGTTGAGGATGAAGTAAACGAGAGTATGGAGAATGGTGAAACAACCGAGATGACTGATAAAGAACCAATGAGACCAAGCGATTATGGGTTCAGTAAATACTACGAGGATTAAAAAATAAATAGATATGGCATTTGGATTACTTATTACCCGAAACGATATTATCAAGAACACTCCATTAGGAGGAGCGATTGATGCTGATGCATTACTACCTTTTGTTCGCACAGCCCAAGAAAAATACATACTGAACTTATTAGGGACAGTGTTGTATAACAAATTACAAGATGATGTAGAAGCTCAAACACCTTTTACAGGTATATACAAACAATTGGTAGATGATTATGTTAAATCAACGCTGATATGGTATTCTTGTGTAGAGTATATACCATTTAGTTCAGTTCAGTTCAAATCAAATGGTAGTATTAAACAACAGAGTGAGACAGGAATATCACCAAGTAAGAGCGAAACCGATTATTTGTTAAACAAAGCCTTGAACAATGCTGATTATTATGCAACAAGATTACAAGACTTTTTAGTGGCTTATTCATCACAAATACCACAATATTTAGCATCAGTAGGAAACTCAACTCAAATATACCCTGACCAGAGTAATGCATACTTTTCAGGTATAGAACTATAAGCGTATGGCATTAGTATTTAACACAGGCGAAAACTTATCACTTTATTATAATGTTTTAGATTACTTCAAGAACATTATGACAAACCATCCTTCTATACAACATGTCTCGCAAGGTGATGTGTTTAGTTTAGATGATAAAACATTCCCAATGTATCCCGTTGGTAATGTAATGATTACTGATGCAACCTTTGGTGATAAGACAACCGAGTATGGTATTCAGTTGATTATAGCTGATAAAACAAAAACATTAGAGAATGAGTCAGATGGAACAACAAATGACCAAACTATTCCTTTTTATGGTGTTGATGATGTGGTGGATATTCACGCGAACACATTATCTATATTAAACGATTTAACGAGCTATACGCAGAAATCGGTAGAAGGTATTGATATAGATGGAGATATTACTTGTGAACCCTTTGCTGATAGATTTAACAATGGTCTTGCGGGTTGGGGTGCAAACTTTACCATTACAGTTCATAACGATAAGAACAGATGTTTATTTGATTTAGGCTCGTAAGATGAAATCGTTAAACGATATAGCAAAAGCATATAAACAATCAGCTTTACAAGCTATAAACCCTGGCGTTTCATATAGTTCATACAAGACAGGTGTATCACGAGCATACAGAACAGGTAATTTATTTAACCAAATCGCATCTTCTAACAATATAGATGGAATGATTAAGTTAGGTAAAGATAGAAAATCATTTACTTTAACCTTTAACATTGCCCCCAATGGAGCTCCATATGGTAAGTATGTCCATAATGGAACATACAAGATGGCACCAAGACCGTTTGGAGAGATAGCAGGTGAATCTAAAAGCGTTAAAGAAGCATTTGATATGTATATGAACCAAGTTGTAGAAAGTGAATTAGAGACTACCTTTGAAAATATGGAAGATATGTTTTTGAAAGCAGGCTTTAAGGTTAAGTAGTGTATAGTATAAGTTTTTCTTCGTTGGTTATAATATAAACGAGATTTATAAATTATGGCCATATCTGTAATACAATACCCTGCTGAAGTTGCATTATCACAGTCACCAATGATACTGACTGTATTAGAAACTGGACCTGAAATTACTTCACAATCATTTCAATATGTTGCTGAATTATCATATTGGTTTGGTGATTTATTCAATTCCACTACTTCATCTGTCACCACCTATACATTAGAAAAATACCCCAATGAAAGTGGTAGAGGTATATTTGATTTTAGTAGAATTATAAATGCCAACTTTCAGCAAAGTGTAGAAGAAAACCCATCACAAGTTATATTTGGCCTTACTAAATTGTATGGCAGATGGCAAGAAGCTAATACATTCGTTACGGGTTCTACTGTAATAACTTCAACGGGTTATTCGCTTGATGGCTACCAATTATTTAACGAAAAGATAAATCCAGATATAGCTGCAAATACTTACGGAGAATACCCATATTTTCCTTTATTGACAGATGGACCAGTAACGCAATCGTTTGTATATGGAACTGATTTATTAGAAAATGATGGAACAGTAGCATTATTACAACCAAAATATATAAATTCACCACCACCATCACAACAACCAAATGGTATTGCATATGCATATTATCAAAGTAATTTAGGTAATGTTAGTAGCTCATTAGTTAGTAGTGATATACCAAATGAAATGATTAGACAATTACCAGTTGGATTAGGTAATGTAGGCTTTCCATCAGCATTGAACTCGCCAGATTTAGAATGGTTTACTTTACAAATTACTGAAAGTGATTTAACACCAATCACACCAACTATTAGATTTGAGGTTAAATGTCCTACTAAATATGATAATGTTAGAATCAAATGGAAAAATAGATGGGGTGCATTTGATTGGTTTAATTTTGATTTAGTATCAAGAAAATCATTCCAAACACAAACTCAGCAATACAAACCACAAGTTGGAACTTGGGGTGGAACTTCATTGACATATAATTATTACGATGCATCCAAGCAGAATTATGCAACTGATACTATACAGAATATGGTTGTTAATTCAGATTATGTAAATGAGTATTATAACAATATATTTAAGCAATTATTAGTAAGTGATGAGATTTACTTTGTAGATAATACAAGTCAAGATTATACTTTTTATAGGCCATTGACAATTAAATCATCCAATGTTCAGTTTAAGACACAAAAGGTAGATAAGTTAATACAATACCAATTTGAGTTTGAGTATGCTCAAGGATATAAATTACAATTTTAAGATATGGCTAATAGAACTGCAAAGGCATTTACATTTAGATTAGTTGCAAATGGAACTCAATTGGATACCTTTCAAGATGAGGATATTACAATTAGTGATAATGTGACTGGTTTATTTGATGTTGGTGAGCTTCCAAGTGATTTTACTCGGCAGATATTATTGCCAGGAACAAAAAAGAACAATGCGTTCTTTGAACATGTCTATGATATATCAGTAGTAAATCCTTTTTTGTGGAAAACTAACGCTAAAGTAGATGCTTATTTTGATTTTGATGGTATATATGTTTCACAAGGATATATGCAACTCAATTCAGTTAATTTATTAGAGAACAATTGGGTAGAGTCATATGAAGTGACAATATATGGTTTATTATCATCGTTTGCAAGAGATATAAATAAATCGTTTTTAACTGATTTAACCACCTTATCACAATACAACCATACTAGTAGTATATATGAGATTAAACAATCGTGGAGCGGTTCTCTAAATCAGTTTGATGGGGATATAGTGTATCCTATGGTTGATTATGGAAAGGGAATACGGTATCAAGAAGGATTTAAGAGTGAAGTAGCCGGTATAAACTCATTCTTTAACCCAATGACAGTTCAAGACTTCAAACCAGCCATTAGAGTTAAAAAAGTATTTGATGCAATCTTTGAGGAGTTTGGTTATTCATATGAAAGTCAGTTTATGTCATCTTCTTTTTTAGATGATGTTTACATGCTGTGTGATAATGGATTAGAAACTCCATTTTATGCAGGATTTGGTGATAATGGTTTAGATACTTTTGGGCAAGTTATAATTGGTTCTGTGACTGGTTCTACTATAACTGCATTACCAGCAGGACAATATGTGACATTGCCAGTATCCAATATAGAGTTTGACCCGAACAGCACTTTATCATTAGAAAATGATGGAACAGGTGATAAGTTGTTTTACAATTCATTAAAGAACTCCAATTATGAAGGTAAGATAAACTTATCGTTTAAGGTATATGGAACCGAGGGTGTGCCTCAATTCTTTTTGAGAGCATATTATGGAACTGGTTCAGGTGATTATCAATCAATCGAATTTGCATTTGATAATATAAACACATTATTAAGAGAAGAAAACTCACAGAATGCATCTACGGGTGAAAAGAGTTATAATATAGAAGAAACCTTTATTACAGATACTCAATTGTTTGAGCCTGGCTATTGGTTTAAGATTGGATATACGCAATATAATGGAACTTTATTTGATGTTGATATAAACCCAACGGGTGAAGAAAAAACAAGGTTTCAAATAACTAATGTATTACAGGCAGCAGATTTTAGAATTATGGATATACCGTCCAATATGCCATATGGCGAGACGGGTATTAAGTGTATAGATTTTATTAAAGGAATACAAAAGAAATATAATTTAGTTATATATCCTTCTAAAACAAAGCCTAAAACATTTAAAGTAGAAACTTTTAATGATTGGTATAAGACTGGTGAGATTAAAGACTTTAACAAGTATATTGATATATCCAAGAAAATAACTGTCACTCCTGCAAACAATTTAGCAGTAAATGAGTTAAACTTCCAAGATAAGTTGGATAATGATTACATATCGCAACAGTTTAAGAAGAAAAACAATAGAGATTATGGTAAGCAGTATTATCAAGATACAACCAACTTCTTTTCACAAGGTAAGTTTGAGGTAGAAACAACATTTAGTTCATCTCCATTAAGATATATAAATGGAACTGGTATAACTGGTTCAGCAGTTCAGAATGATTGTTATGAGTATGAATTATTCTGTCCTTCTGGAATTAGTGGTGATACTTGTGATTTTGGATATATAAATTGTGAGGGCGTTTATACTTTTGGTTCTTTGCCACCTGATAGTAATGAGGTAATTTGTGCTAGAGCAGGAACAACTCCAATGATTACATATGGAACAATAGATAGTTTAGGAACTTTATGCACGGGTTCAATTTAAGATAAGATATGGCGAATAGAAAGATATACCTACCAACATTTATAAGTGACCAAGAGTTTAACCCTGCAAGAGTTAATCCAAGGGTGTTTTTCTATAATGGAACTTTAGAATGTGAGCCTTGGATTTTTGAGGGAGATACTGATGTAAGTGGAGGATTGGTTTTACAGGATGTAATAAATTACTTTCCATATGTAGACCATTATTCTACTGGTTCTACTTCACAAGAACCTGATTCTACGAGTGAGAGTTTATTGTTTCTCAATGAAGGAGCAGTATATGGAGTTCCACCTTCTCAATCTTTATATGAAAAGTATTGGGAAAATTATGTAGAATTATTATACAATCCTTCTACACGATTATTAGATGCTCAGGCAAACATTCCATTGAGTGATTATAATGAAATGGAACTGAATGATATAGTTCAATTTAGAGGAAATTATTATCACCTCCGTGCAATAAATGATTATAGTATAACTACGGGTGATTGCAAATTACAATTATTAGGACCAGTATTAGATGGTAGTATTAATATACAAACCCCTTGTCCATATGAAATTGATATGGGTGATGGGCAAAACTTTATGTGTAGTGGCTCAAGTTATACTATAAATGATGTCACAGTAGCACCTGGATATGATTATTTGGTATGGTTTTGCACTACTGGAACTTGGAGTGGTAGTGATAGTCCCGTTTTT